AGCTATTTGTTCCTGCGTTAGTTTTCTTATTCTACGCAGGAACACTAATCTTTCTACTATAGATTTGTATTGATACTTTACTGTGTTCTTCATTTGAAGTTCATGTGTCTGATTGCTGCATCTTCAAGTATATCTTCAATCATTGTACTTGCTTTAAGTTCATCAGATTTTGTACGATCACAACTATATTTCATATCTTCATATTGTCGTTCATGTACTTTTGTAGTCATGGCAGTCATTTTGTTAACCCATGATTCTTCATTGAGTCCACTACGATCTACTCCAAGTGCTGCCATGTGAGTATAGATAAGCCTATACTCAGGTGGTGTAGCAATACTTGCGATTGATCTACAAGTAGATAACTCTTGTTTTCTGAAACCTAATAGTGTCATTGTTAACCTCCATTTCATTAGATTGTTCCGTAACTTCCTTTCATATAGAACATTGAGTTTGGTCTGTTCATATATGATATCAGTTTACTGTTTCTTTCGACAGTAGTTTTATGTTTACTTTTGACTTCTTGTGGGTGTGATATCCAATCAGTTACTGCATTGTATAAACCCCATTTGTTACAACCAATATCTGTTTGATATCGTGACCAGATATCCATTAGATTTTGAAACTGTTTCTCATTACGATATCTACCATCAACTGTAGGTCTTGGTGTGTAAGTAAGTTTGTTGAACATTTCAGTTGCATCAGTTTGTGTGACTGGTGTGTTATACCATTCACGATAGCGCTGTTCATTACCTCTAAACTCCTGAACAAGATGTTCGATATGATCGAAGTTATAATAGAACTTACCATTATGTTTCTGTGTATAGTTAGCAATCTTATCAGCAGTAGTACAACCATTTAAGCACCATATCCTGAAGCCATCTGCTGTGATCATAACTGACCAGACACCATTGTAAGAGTTACGAACTGTTACACGAAATGCAATGTAGCCATTGAGTTGTGGGTCTTGTATTTGTATGTCACGACAAGTGAAGGTGGCTAACATCATTTGTCCACCTTGTAGCACTTGTATGTTTGGCACAATGTCATTGGATTGTCTCTTCATCATATCCCATATTGGTTGTATGATATCTTTGTTCTTGACTGGTCGATAAGCAGGTGAGTGATTACCAAGATACTGATTGTCTTCAGTCTTGACGATCATTACTCTGTCATTACATTGTATCATATTATCATATGTGTAGTTCATTCGATCTTCATAGCCAACCATTGGCAATGTTTTTATATCGAAATCATAGTCATCTATTCTTTCTTTGAGTTGATTGATTGTTTGTATGTGATTCATTTGATCCTCCATATGTTGATTTCATTTAATAATTTTTTGCTAGATATCATAGTACCTAGTACACCAAATGCAAATATGCTCATGTGAAATAATACATAAGCATCTCCTGCATACTGTAGTGCAGTATATATTGAGAGCAATGTCACAATATTACTGCATATTAAAGCTATAATATGAATCATAATTTATCTCCTTTAATTTAATTCACTGTTGGTTGTTACAAAAAAGTTGAGCTATTACACTATATATATTGCACTCCCTATAGAATAAGGAATGATATTGAGGACAGCCTCTCGACTGTCCTCGTTGCTTGTTACTTGGATTGTATCTTAGCAACTAGCTTTGATGGTTTGTAAACTGTTGGCTTGGAGTAACCATTGATTCTCTTATCCAACTCTGTACTGTACCAAGATGACATAGCATCAATCTTTAGTACCATAACTAGAATCCTGCATAATTTATCGTATGCCTCAGCTTTGATCATATCTTTTTGATCTAGACTGTCTTTGTATAACTTGTACAACTTGTTATGTTGCTTGTTAGCAGGTACATCAATCTTGTCTAGTGCTTCTCTTGCAAACTCGTCTTCGAATATCATTGTGTATTCTGCAAGTCCAAAGTTGAGTGTTGCTATACTGTTATCTAGTCTGTCCTCATCTCTTTTGATTCTAGACTGAAGTCTGTCAACATTCTCTCCATTGATAACTCCGTCAATGATATTCTTGTGAGTTGATTCCATCTTCTGAACTTGATTCTTGATAGACCATAGTTCGTTAGAGATTATCTTACCAACTCTGATGAAGTGATGTAAGTTCCATTGAAAGTTCATCTTGCCATCATTGTTAAGATACTGCTCATCTGGATCAAATGTATTGACGTTGAGTATTGCAAGTTTAGCCATAACTAGCTTGTGCATTTCTTCTGTTTGTATGTTTATGTTAATAAGTTCCATAGTTATCTCCTAGTTAGAACGATTGTTAATCTCATCTCTTTGTACAGAGACAAGCGAACACACCATTATGTTCAAGAACTCCAACTACTTCAGAAAGAAAAACTCTACAAGCCAATATCGGAGGGTACGGTACGGTATGGAGGGAGATATTTGCTTGAACGAATCTGTATAGATATGAAGCAATTATGTAGCGAATGAGAACGAAGTTCGTGAGGAGTGTAAGAATTGCGATATAGAGGTAGGGTTTTTCTTTCTGTAGTAGTTCATCAAGCCTGATAAACTCATAAAGGTGTGTGAAGCGCTGCTTGAAATGTCCATAAATGTTTGTGTAGTAATTTTTTAAAAGTTTTGGTCTTTCTTTTTCAAAAGTAAGAATCTTGGTTCTTCGATTCGGAAGAACATAACCTATTGATATAAAAGGGAATATAAAATACCCTTGACAAGTGTTTGTATAGTGTTCCATAAAGAGGGGGTAAGGGGGTGTTTATGTTAGCACAAAGACGTATAACCAAGAAACAGATGCTTCTTGTTGATACGATTGTAGCAAAAGGCTGTAGCATAAAAGAAGCTAGTATTATTGCAGGTTACTCAAAAGGTGATGCTGGAAGAGTGACAGCCAGTAAGACTTTGAGACTGCCACATATTCAAGAGTATATGCAACAGAGAGTTAGAGAAAGTATTGGACTAAATGCTACGATAGCTTCTCGAAAGGTGCTTGACCTAGCGACTAATGCTAAGAGTGAGTATGTTCAGCTAGAGTCAGCTAAGGATATCTTGGATAGAGCAGGATATAAACCAGTAGATAAGTCCATGAGTATAGTGACTGGAGGTATAAATGTTAGCATTGATTTGTCCTGACGTAGGGGGGTCCAAAAACTGCTACTACCCCCATGCAACACCACCTAAACAAACAATAATATACAGAAAGGTACGCTATGTTTATAATGGTTCCTAAATCACTTCAAAAGATAAAAGACCCAAAGGTATTTAAAGAGAAGTTTCAAAACTATATTCAGAACTATGGTGATATTACTGGATTGCTAAAAGAAACAAGTCCTACTCCAAGACCTAAAAAAAAGATTAAGTCTTTATTAAAAGGCAGAGAAAGTGGTACATAATGACAGTAGAAGCAGGTAAACAATTAGGAAGAGGAATACTTAATTCTATCATTACTTACTTTGGTGCTGACTCAATGGACATACTGACACCTGATGGCTTACCTGAAGAATCTGTAGAGTTTTTAAGAAGAATGTTAAATCATTATTCTGACAAAGAAAAAAGATTAGCTGAAGCTAGAGGCACAAGTTTTGCTGATCAATTAGAAGATTATTATAATACTGGTGTTACAACTTATTCTATGTTGAATCGATTTGGTCAGGTTGGTAATCTTTTTCGTATGCAAGAAGATGCTAATGATGCTGCTGCTAGTTTAAAATATATTCTTGGCAGGTTTACAGTTAAAGAAGTAAATGAAAATGGTGTTGAAGGTTATAGAATCTATGATAAATATGATTTTAAAAACAACGAAGCATATTTTGAAAGTATACTTCCAGAGTTATACATAGATGCAAAAGAAAGAGGTTATGATACTTCTGGTGTTGATGGACAGTTATACATGACACTCAAATCAATAGAAAAAAATTTAGCAAAGCCAAATCGTTCTATGGTCAAAGCTATTGCACACCCCATAGCAAGGACATTAGGTGGTTGGTTTGTTGGAGAAGACAGACCTGAAGAAGATAAAATTAAAATAGATTTTTTTATTCCTAAGGTAAAAGCTGAGCCTTATTTAGAAGATGACACAGTAATGCCAGTTAAATATGCAGAAGATTCTATTTCTGAAGTGCCGACTCCAAGACCTGAAAACTTTTCTGCTTATATCCCAAATGGTCCTATGGATAATAAAAGAGCAAGTATGTTTGAATCTTTTATGAAAACTATTATTCCTTCAGCAGAAGCAGCAACAGTAGAAGAACCTGAAAATGTTAAAACACCTTTTCAACAAGCTTTTGCTGATGCAAGAGCAAGAGGTGATGAAACTTTTGAGTTTGTAAGTAAAGATGGAATTACTAGAAGTTATACAACTGAGGTAGCTGATGGCTAAGACACCTGCATGGCAAAGAAAAGCAGGACAAAATCCAAAAGGTGGATTAAATGCTAGAGGTCGTGCTAGTTATAAAAAGCAAACTGGTGGTACATTAAAAGCACCAGTTAAGTCAGGAGATAATCCAAGACGTGCAAGTTTTCTTGCTCGTATGGGCAACATGAAAGGACCAGAAAGAGATGCTAAAGGAAAACCTACTCGTTTATTATTATCGCTTCGTGCATGGGGTGCTTCGTCTAAAGCAGATGCTCGAGCAAAAGCTAGAGCTATTAGTAAAAGAAATAAGGCAAAAAAGAAGTCTAAAGCATAAACTTAATACATTAGAAAAGGAGAAAGCTATGTATCACTCAATGAAGAAAAAGACTACTACTAAAAAGAAGATGAATGGAGGTCTTACTAAGAAACAGAAGACACTTCCTGCAAGTTTGCAGAAAAAAATTATGGCTTCTAAAAAGAAAAAAATGAAGTAATGGCAAAGTCAAGAGTCAATGAGGCAGGTAATTATACCAAGCCAACAATGAGAAAGGCTTTATTCCAAAGGATAAAAGCAGGAACTAAAGGTGGCAAAGCAGGTCAATGGTCTGCAAGAAAAGCACAGATGTTGGCTAAACAATACAAAGCAAGAGGTGGAGGATATAGATGAAGAAGGCACTTACTCCAAGACAGAAGACTGCACTTAAACGTCATGCCAAACATCATACTGCAAAGCATATGTCCAGTATGAAAAAAGATATGATGGCAGGAATGTCTTTTACAGCCAGTCATAAGAAAGCTATGAAAAAAGTTGGGAAGTAATGGCTGATCCTAAAATAGGTACTGGCAAGAAACCAAAGGGAACTGGTCGTAGACTTTATACAGATGAGAACCCTGCAGATACTGTATCTATAAAATTTGCTACACCTGCTGATGCTCGTGCAACTGTTCGTAAGGTTATGAAGATTAAAAAACCTTTTGCTCGTAAGATACAGATATTAACTGTTGGAGAACAAAGAGCAAAGGTTATGAAAAAAAGAGCAGTTGTAAATATTTTTAAAAAAGGTAAAGATACTTTAAGGAAACAAAAAAATGTCACTTAGTAAATCACAAAGGTCGCTTCGTGCTTGGACAAGACAGAAATGGAGAACGAAATCAGGTAAACCTAGTACACAAGGGAGTAAAGCAACTGGTGAACGTTATTTACCTGAAGCGGCAATTAAGGCTCTTTCTGCCTCTGAATACGCCAAGACTTCGGCTGAAAAGCGTAAAGCAACTCGAAGAGGTAAACAAGTATCTAAACAGCCAAAAGCGATTGCTCGAAAAACGAAGAAGTTTAGAAGTTTTAGCTAGGTTTAAATAATGACATTTTTACATACATTAAAACCTGAAGAACGAAGAATACTTCGTTTAGTTGTAAAAAGAGTACATCTTAAACATCACCCTGAACAATTTTGCACAGACTTAGAAGCTGATAAAGTTATTGCTACTGTTGGTCCTGAAACAGTTGATAAGTTGTTAAGGATAGGAAAGAACACAAAGATTGATACAGTTTAAATACAAGCCTGATGGAGATGTCCTTAAAAGTTTTATGAAAGATAATACTTTTTTTCGTGGCATAAGAGGTCCAGTTGGTAGTGGCAAGTCCGTTGCTTGTAGTATAGAAATATTTAGAAGAGCCTTGATGCAAGAACCTGATAAGTCAGGTAAGCGAAAAAGCAGATGGGCAATCATAAGAAATACAAATCCACAACTTAGAACAACAACTATTAAGACTTGGCTTGATTGGTTTCCAGAACAAGACTGGGGTAAGTTTGCATGGTCAGTTCCTTATACTCATAATATAACAGCAGGTGATCTTGAGATGGAAGTTATCTTTCTTGCACTTGATAGACCTGAAGATGTTAAGAAACTATTGTCTT